ATAAGAGTCCGCGTTGGCCCCCAACCCCCGGGGTCAGTACATCAACTAAACCAGGAGGTCAAACCCCATGCCGCGCCCTGATCCGAAGCGCCCCCGCGAGGGCCAGGAGGCCCTTTTCGAGGCCGAAGCTATCAAACAGCCCGATTGCGTTTTGCGTGGCCGGCACTCCATGGCCATGGACGCCGCCCTTGACGCCGCCCGCGAGAATCAAGTGATTCACCCTATAGATGAAGGGATCGCCACGGTACTTCGAGCAGGCGCCTGGGCACTCGACACTTTGGAAAAACAGGACCGACCGTATGGGCCAGCGAAATTGATTCCGGCCATGACCGAGGCCCTCACTGCGGCGCACATGACGCCCGAGAGCCGGAAGCTAGAAAGTGAGGATTTGGCCAAGCAGCTATTCGAGGACCTAGCCGCCCTAGAGGCCGACACCGACTAATGCGCACCTGGTTACCCGGCCGGGTAGAGCCCCGCTATCTAACCCCTATCCCCGAGGGAGCGATAGTCGAACTCAGGGCGGTAAAAAAAGTTGCCGCCCTCATGGGGCGGCGCCCCACGTTCTACCAGGTGGAAATTTTGGAACGCCTGGTGGCTAGGTGGCCTGACGGCACACCCGTGTTCACCACCATCTTGGTGAGTTTCCCCAGGCAGACCGGTAAAACCACGTGCATCATGGATTGGTTGATGTACGTAGCGATGACTCGCCCCTATCAGAAGCTGTGGTTTACCGCTCAAACCGGCATGGCGGCTAGGGAGCGTTTTCTCGCTGAGCTGGTAGAACCCAGCAAGAAGTATCTAGAGCCGCTGGGGATCGTCGATACGAAGCTTGCGGCGGGGGCGACCAGGACGGTGGTGGTGGCCACGGGTTCCCAGATTCGCCCTATGCCGCCGACTAGTCAGTATCTGCATGGTGGACAGGGCGATAAGATCATCGCCGATGAACAATGGAGCTTTACCCAGAAACAGGGTAAAGATTTGATGCAGGCGGTGCGTGCTACCCAGCTGACCAGGAGTAATAGTCAGATTGTGCAGATTAGTGCTGCGGGTGACGCCGAATCCGACTACTGGCATGCCCGATTGGCCAAGGCGATTGCCGAGCCGTCGCCCCGTGTGGCGGTAATCGACTACGGTGTCGGCAACAGCGCCGACCCCCAAGAAGTCACGTCCTTCACCATCGAAGATGTTCTAGCCGCTCACCCCGGCGTAGCTGCTGGCCTGTGCACCCGCGAAAAAGTCCTCGAACCCCTGGAGAACGAGGACATGGATTTTAACGAATGGTTACGCGCTTATGGAAACGTCAGATCGAAGAACGCACGCCAAAAGGCCATTGATCTAGACGCCTACCGCGGTATCACCACCACAGTGCCGTTAGACGATGGGCCGGTCACCCTAGGCGTTGGCGTTTCCTGGGATGGCGCCACTACCGCCCTAGCCGCGGTAGGCACCATCAACCAAGGCCGGGGCGTAGGTATCGAGATTATCGACGCAAGGCCCGGCCGGCAATGGGTCATCGACACCACCCAAGAACTGGTGCGCCGCGGTATCGCCACCGAGGTATGCGGCGATGCGTACGGCCCTACGAAACGTCTAGCTGACCAGCTAGCCATTGCCCTTCCTGAGCATTGGAAACCGCTATCCACCGATGAGATGATAGCCGCCACAGAGGATTTTCTACAGGCGTTGGATCAGGAAGCGGATACCACGCCTATCCGAGTCCGTCGCTGTGCAGGCGTCGAATACGAACTGGATGTGGCCGAACTTCGCAACGTTGGCGAAAAAGGGCGAATGTTCAGCAGACGTAATAGCGCCGCTGGCACCGCCCGCCTAGAAGCCGGCCTAGCCGCCCTAGCCGGCTACCAAATCCCCGAAACCACCGCCCCCGAACCATTCATTGGATAACCTATGCGAAACCAAAAACGTAAATCCCCAGCAATCGACGCCACCGACCACACTATCCTCATCACATGCGATAAATGCGAATGGCGAGAACTGCATGATGACCGAAATGCCGCCTGGTATGCTTTGGCAAGGCACCTGAAAACTGGCCATGATGACCCCTATGCCGCCAAAAGTGCCGCCCGAAATATCTACCGCAACCACCACAAATAGGGGTTTTGTCACCCCTTTGCCGCATGATTAGGGCATGGGGTTCTTCGAGAAAGTAAGACAGGCACTCTCCCTTCCCGCCCTAGCGGCGGGAAGCCTCGAAGTGCCCTATGCCAGTGCCTGGGCTGACCCAAACCACCTCATCACAGTGGGCACACCTGACCTTTTACCAGAGTCAATAACCCGTGATGTTGCCATGAACGTTGCCGCGTTGGCACGCGCGCGCCGCATCATCGTCAGCAGCATAGCCAGATGCCCCCTGGTAGTGCACGATGATGACGGCCCCTTGCCTGACCAACCCGCTTGGGTGTCAGGTACCAGCGGCCCCATTTCCCCCTATCACCGCATGCTATGGACTGTCGACGATTTGCTGTTCTACGGGTGGTCACTATGGGCAGTAAAACGGAACGGGGCCGGTGCCGTTGTCGCCGCCGATCACGTACTCTACGAACGCTGGGGCTTCACCCCCAATGGTGAGGTGTTTTTCGAGGGCGAAGAAGTGCCACCCGAGGACGTTATCCTTATCCCCGGCTCTGACCAAGGAATACTGCGCTACCCCGCCGCTATCAGGCACGCCGTACAAGTCGCTGACGCCGCCGCGAAAGCCGCCGCTCACCCTGTCGCCCACACCGAACTGCACCAAATTAGCGGTGAACCGCTCACTGACCCCGCCAAAATCGACAAGCTTATCGACGCTTGGAACCGCGGCCGGCAACGCAAAAACGGCCCCGTAGGCTTCACAAACAGCTCAATTCAAGCCATTGACCACGGCTCTTACGAATCCCACCTTCTGGTGGAAGGCCGAAACGCCGCCGCTATTGATATCGCCCGCGTCTGTGGCATACCGGCTATCCTGCTAGACGCCTCCCTAGCCGACTCTAGTATCCGCTACTCCAACATAGACGCTAGGAACGTCGAGCTAGTCGACTACTGCCTAGCCTCATACATGGCGCCGATAGCCGCCCGCCTAGGCATGGATGATGTTGTTTCCCCAGGCCAGAGCGTGGAATTTGACCTAGACCATCTTACCCGCCTCGATCCTAACAGCATCGCGCCGCCTGACGACGCCCACCGCCCCCGCGGTGTCCCCGCTACCAACGAACTAACCCAGCTAATTGACTAAAGACTATGGATTTTCAAACGCTAGAACCTGATTTGTACTGCTTGATGAATAAGCACTACACGCCCGGCCGACCAGGCCCCATTAAGTATCTTGTGGTTCACCATAACGCAGGCGTGAACTTGAGCACCGCCGATTGCTACCGGATTTGGCAAGACCGCGAGGCTTCCGCCCACTACCAGGTAGAAGTGAATGGGACCATTGGCCAGCTAGTCAACGACTGGGACACCGCCTGGCACGCTGGAGATAGTGCCGCCAACAGCTATTCAATCGGCATTGAGCACGCCAACATTGGCGGCGCCGCCGAAGACTGGCCAATCAGCCAGGAAACGATCACCGCGGGTGCGCACCTAGTTGCCGCACTATGCCACGCCTACGACCTGGGAAAACCCGCGTGGTTCAATAACGTCTTTCCACATTCATACTTCTATAGCACCAGTTGCCCGCACCAGTTGGCCGGTGCGGACCGTGACAAATACATGGCGCTCGCTGAAGAGTTTTACTTCAGCATGCAAGCAGGAAACACACCACAAGCAGGGAAAATGACAAATTTCACCGAAGCCGACCGGCAACTACTCCGCGAAAATAACGAACTGCTCCGTGTAATCCGAGACCAGCTGACCGGCCCCGGTAGCGGCTTCCCTGGGTGGCCACAAACCGGTGGCCGAACCCTAGTGGATACAGTTGCGGCCCTTGGCGCCGCCCAGGGGGTTGACGGTTGCCATGACACGAAGAAAGTCAAATACCGATGAGCTTACTTGATCTAGCCACCGGCTATGTGGCGGGCTTCGGCACAGTGACTGTATACCAAATGATTTTGGTGTATCGCCTTCGGCTTGAGCTGCGGAAACAAGCTGCAAGGGCTCCCCATGCCTGAGCGCCCGCCAACTCAAATCCGCTATCCGTGGCGTTCTGTTGTCCGTAGCGTTGCCGTGGCCACTATCGCGCTGCTACCGGTGCTACCGGAAATCGCCAAGGCGGCGGGTGTGGAAACCGTGCCGCTGGTGGCTTCCACTCTTGGGATTGTGGCGGTTTTGCAGCGGATAATCACGATCCCTGAAGTCGATAAGTGGTTGACCACCACGATCAACATGGGGGCTAGGAAACGCCAAGAAGAAATAGGAGGAGAAGATGCCAAGTGATCTAGAAACCATAACCGGTGATGCCGCACCCGCCGCCGTATCATGCAACGAGGCCGAACGAATCATGGAAGGTTTGGTGTTGCCCTGGGGCGACACCGGGGCAACTGCCACCGGAAGTTATGTATTTCCCCGCGGTAGCCTTGATATTCCTTCCAACATCGAGCGGGTAAAACTGCTATCCGAACATTCCCGCCCCGGCCACCAGCCCAAAGCGATTGGCCACGCTATCAGTGCCGAAAACACGCCCGAAGGCCTAGTCATGCGCTTTCAACTGGGCAGTAGCGCCGCCGCCACCGAAGCCCTCACGAACGCTGCTGAGCATATTATTGATTCTTTCAGTATCGAGGCGGTAGGTGTCCGCCGCACCGGTGGAACTATCGAGTCTGCCTTGCTCAAAGCCGTGGCGCTAGTACCTTTCCCAGCATTCGAGAAAGCCAAGGTATACGCCGAGTCCGGCAACCCCGAAGAGAAAGAAACCACAGAAATGACCCTAAACGCCGAAGATATTGCTGCTATTGCCGCGAAAGTGACCGAAAACCTTAGCGGTGTCAGTGCCGCTCCCCGGAATAAAATTCCGGCCGGTATCCCAGGTGGCGGCGCCGCCAAACCGGAAGTCATCACCGCCGCCCACGCCGCCGAGACTATTTTGGGAATCCACACCGGTGAAATCCCAGATGATGAAATCCAAGCTGCCCTTGCCGACATCAAGGGCTCAGACTCGATCGTCACCCAGCCTAAAGCGTGGCTGGGTGAACTCTGGTCTGGTGTTGTCTACCAGCGCCGCATTATCCCACTAATCGCAACCAAAGCACTGACCGGCCGGAAAGCTATTGGTTTCCGCTGGAAGAAGGATACCGATAGCGGAAAACTGCTCAAGCCCGGTGTGGCCAAATGGTCCGGCAATAAAACCGAGATTCCCACGCAGAAAGCCCAATGGGAAGAGGTGTCAATGGATGCCCAGCCCTGGGCCGGTGGCAATGACCTTGACCGGCAAATTTTTGACTTCAACGAGTCCGAGGCGCTGCTAGCCTACTGGCAAGCCATGAATGAATCGTATGCCTACGAGACCGACCACGATGCTGGGAAATTCTTGGTAGACCACGCAACCGATATCCCAGAGGTCGCCCAAGACATTATCCGCGCTATCACCATTGGCGCTATCCGCGTCGATGAGGCAGTGCATGTCCCCGCCGCCTACGCCATTGTCAACCCGCGTGACCTCGAAAAAGTACTCAAGTACTCTCAGCTAGACGTTCCGCACTACATGAACCTAACCCCGGTATCCGAACCGGCAACATGGACCACTTCGGAATTTGTCGAGTCCGGCACCGCCATTGTTGGCTGCAAAGACGCCACCACGTTTTTCGAGCTCCCCGGTTCCCCACTACGCGCCGAAGCAGAACACATCGCCCACGGTGGCCGAGACGTAGGGCTGTTTGGCTACACCGCCCACATGCTCAACCGCGGTGAGGGCCTGGTCAAGGTACATTTCAATAATGCCTAAAGTAGAAAGTTCCGAGGTGCTGGCTTGGCTTGGTGTCGATGCAGTAGGTGACGCCACCGAACAGCAGGCACTTGAAGGAATCACAGCGGCGGTTAACGCCACTGTGACAGATTGGCACGGTAACCCAGACGCCTGGTCCGACCGTATCCATACCGGTGCCGTCATGCTTGCTGCTCACCTTTGGCGGCGGCGCGCCACACCGGGTGGCGTAGCAGCCCTGACTGATGAAGGAACAACCTATGTGCAGCGCCACGATCCCCAGGCGGCTATGCTGCTGGGCCTTGGGGGCTGGACCGCCCCGGCGGTGGGCTGATGAACCCAGATATTCTCCCGATGCATCTAGGGAAGCTAGCCAAGGAAATTAGTAACATCGGTATTTCCGCGACCATCAACCCCAACCGTGTCAGCATTCCCGGTGCATGGGTTGCCCTCAAGGAGCTGGAAATCGAGTCGATGGCCCGCGGTGAGGTTACCGCCGAGGCAAGCGTTTACCTGGTTGCCGCTGACTTAGGCACCACGCTAGCGGTGGAATACCTCATGAGCATGCTAGACGACCTGCTAAACCTGTTGGAAACCCGATACCCAACGGATATCGAGATCACCACAATCACCCTTCCCGCTATCGGGCAAACCCCCCTACCAGCGGTTGAAGTCACCTACGAACTGAAAGGAACATAAAACGTGGCCAACGTAAACACTTTGGATAGCCGAATTTCCACCGGCCCCGGAAAACTGGTGTTCGGTAAGGCCGGTGCTCAGAACGAGTTTTCCGCCCTGGTCACCAAGGCCGAGTTGAACCCCTCCGTGAACACGGAAGACGGTAAACATGTCTTATCCGGTGACTATGCGCCCGGCAAAGACACGATCACGTGGACAATGGAACTGACATGCTTCATCAACCTGAAGAAAAATGGGATTTTTGATTGGTGTTTCACCAACCGCGGTAAAGAGGTGGAGTTTGAGTTCCGGCCGGTAGAAGGGGAAAAATCGGCGAAATTCACCGGCACGGTCAAAGTCCGGCCCCTAGGCGTAGGTGGTGAAGTCAACAAGGAAATGAGTAAGGATTTGACGTTCCCCCTGGTTGGAGAGCCAACCTTCACGCCTGTACAAGAGCCATAAATGTCCGGCCATGTGGATGTTTCCGCCGAGGTAGAGGGGTTGAAAAATCTTCGCCGCACTATTCGGCAAGCTGGTGGCGACACAAAGGACTTGCGCAACGCGAACCTTGCCGCCGCGCAAACCATTGTGCCGATAGCGGCCGGTCTGGCGCCGAAAGTGTCCGGCCGGCTAGCCGCGAGTATCAGGGCGGGTGCCACACAAAAAGCCGGCATGGTCAGGGCCGGCCGGAAACTCATTCCCTACGCAAACCCGATTCACTGGGGTTGGCCAAAGCGCCACATCGCGCCGAACCCATGGGTCGCCACCGCCGCCGCCGCCAACGAAGAGCTATGGCTCAAAGTCTATGAGCAGCATATTGATCGTATTTTAGGAAAGATTGAAGGAAAGAAACGATGAAACTAACCATTAACGTCCGATACACCAACGGTGAAGAAATCGAAGTGACACCTATTCTGTCCGATCAAGTCGCGTTTGAGCGCACCGCCCGCCTCCGCGATTGGGGAACAGCAACGGATAGCCCCCTGACGTTTGCTGCTTTCCTTGCTTGGAAGGCCTTGCAACGCACTGGCCAAACCGAATACAGTTTCGAGGAATTTTTGGAGAGCGTCGAAGCGCTGAGTCAGTCCGGTGGTGAGACTGGCCTAAACCCTACCGGGGCGACGCCTGTAGAGTGATCGCCCTGCTAGCGGTGAACACGGGGATTCCGCCTAGTGTGCTACTGGCGGAGGACCCCGCATGGATAGATACCATGCTAGAAGTCATGGCTGAGCAGGCGGAAGCAGCGAAAAAGAGATAAAAGAGGTAACCGGTGGCGGGGAAAAAGAAGTCAGCAATCCTGTCGGTCAACATCGTCAGTGATGCCAACACCAAGGGGTTCACTGAGGCGGCGCGCGCCGCCCAGAAGATGGCGGCCGATATCAACGCTTCGACTGCCCAAGCGGCCGGCATGGCCACGAAGATAGGCGGGTTGACCACCGGCATTACCTCCCTTGTCTCCATCGCTGGCGGCGCCATAGGCCAAGTTGCTGCTGGTGCCACTGCGCTAGCGGCGGTGGCCGGCCCCGCGCTAGGTGCTGTTGTTTTAGGTTTCGATGGGATCAAAGAGGCTGCCGAGGGGCTGAAAGAGCCTTTTGATGGTTTGAAAGAGTCGGTGAGCGGTGAGTTCGCCGCGGCGCTTGAGGAGCCTTTCGAGAACCTAGGTGGCCTTATCACCGATCTAGAGGGGCCAATGGCTGGGCTTGGTGCCTCCGTGGGCAACCTCATGGGGGGGCTTGTCGATACGATTGTCAGCAATCAAAGTGAATTGGAGAAGCTCATCGCGTCTGCGGGTGAGTTCACAGACGCCATGGGTCCCGGATTAAATACCCTGCTAGAGGGTGTGCTATCAATTGGCACCGGTCTAGATGGCATAGCCGGGGATTTTGGCGCTGCTTTCGGTGGCGTCCTCGAAACGCTGGGTGAAAAGTTCCAAGAATATGCTTCCAGCGGCGCCACCACCGCCCTGATTCAAGGCATGATCGAGGCCCTAGGTGGCCTGTCTGATTTGATAGGTCCGCTGTTGGATTTGATTGTTGAGCTGGGAATCGCCCTGGGTCCGTCGTTTGGCGGTATCCTGTCCGCCCTGGGTGAGATTATCGCCCAGCTGGTGGAGCCGCTTTCCACTATTGCCCAGGTGGCTGGTGAGGCGCTGGTTGAGGCGCTGAATGCGTTAGCGCCGATGTTTGGGCCGATAGCGCAAGCGATTGCTGATCTTGTGGTGGCGTTGGCGCCGTTGTTGCCGTCGATTGCTGAGCTGGTGGCGTTCCTGGGCACTGCTCTAGCTGAGGCCATTAGTGCTGTTGCCCCACTAGTTGGGGACATTTCCAACCTGCTGGGTGAAGTGTTCCGCATAGCCATTGACGCCCTGACACCTATCATGCCGGTCATTATCGAGTTGATTCAGACGCTAGCCGGCGTCGCTAGTGAACTACTGCCGTCGATTGCTGAGCTAGCTAGCGTCCTGTTCCCCGCTTTCGCGCAGATCATGGAAGCCATTGCCCCGATTCTGGGTGATATCGGTGCCCTGATTGGTGATGTTCTCCGCATGGCCATTGAGACGGTGATCCCGTTGATTCCGGTGATTGTCGATACGATCCGTATTCTGGCTGATGTTGTGGCCATGTTGATTCCCGTGGTTGCCGAGGTCGCACAATTCCTGTTCCCGGCACTGGCTGAGATTCTTCAGGTGGTGGCCCCGCTGCTTCCTGATTTAGCTAATCTGATAAAGTCCCTGATTGAGGCCCTGCTGCCGATTATTCCGCCCCTGATGCAAGTTGCTGAGGCGTTGTTCCCGGCACTGGTACGGATTATTGAGCTGATTATCCCGATTATCATTCAGGTGGCTGACATCTTCGTGCAGCTGGTGCAGGCACTCACGCCGCTGTTGCCGCCGCTAGCCGATTTGATTACTGAGCTTCTGCCGCCGATTGTTGAACTAATGGAGGCTATTGCACCGGCTACCAGCGCTGTGGTTGGGATTGTCGGCAAACTAGCGGTTGCGCTGACCAAGGGGCTGGTGGATGCGGTGATTGCCATTGGCGGTAAGTTAGGCTGGCTCAAGGACCTGTTCTTTAAGATTATTGACGTCATTAAGACGGCATTCCAGTGGATCACTGATTTTCTGGATTCCGCGGGTGATGTGGGTAGTATCTTTGGCGGCGGCGGTAGTTTTGGCGGTGTAGGCGGCGGGGGCGGTGTCTTCGGTGGCGGCGATGACGGTTCGTTCCATGGGGCCGGTGGCGGCGGTATTGGCGCTGCCTTCCATAACCTGCTAAACCGGCCACTACCAGCGCCCCAGGTCATTAATAACTTTGAGATCACTATCAACGGCCCCATTGACGCTTTGGAGACCGGCCGGAAACTCCGCGAGATCCTCGACTACTACGATGAGAGGATGAAACGCTAATGGGTGTCATGGCAAACATGCTACAAATTTCAATCTTCCCGCCGAAGAGCCAATGGAACCTGAACTTACGTGCCGTCGTTGACGGTCTCACCATCAATTGGGGGCGAACAAACCTTTACCGCGCCCCGGCAAACCGTACGTGTCAATTCCAAATGCTCATGGAGCACGTTACTTTATCACGGGTAATGCAGAAATGGGTCAATTCGGAATTGATTATTACGGCTAAACCAGCGAGTGGCGATTTAGTGATATTTCAGGGCATTATTGATGATTTTAAAGTCACCCAGAAAGACACGAAAATCGGTGATTATATTGTTGATTTTACCGCCACTGAATCGCCTACCTGGTCAAATAAACTCAACGGCTTGTTTTATGATGCTAAAAACCTCCGCGACTATAACAGTCGATTGCAGCGTGTAAATCGGGAACTAGGCGTATTTAACCCACTGAACGTAAACACCAGTTATTTAGCTGAACCGCCTGAGAATCAAATCAGTGTGAAACAATTGGCCGAATCGTTGGTTTGGCGCCCCGGGGCCTTCCCCGCCTGGTGTCCTGACTGGAAACGCCTAGCGCCGACGGTGCATCAGCTGGACACCCCAGAGGGCGGCGCCCCCTGGGTACTGTCCCCCAAGGTTCTAATAGACCTCGATCAAGGCATGGCTTGGACCTCCGACAACACGCCCATGACCATATTGTATAGCGCTGGTGGATTGTTCGGAAAGAGCAAATACGCCCGCGATACTAGGGTTATTCGTGAAACCCGCGATTCGTGGGACCGCGGTAATATCGTCGAGCTGGATATCCCGTATTGCCCAGATCAAGGCGGTATCATCGGCTACGCCGAAAATCATGCCGAGTTAGCGAAAGCCCAGCTAGGAAGCCCCCGCCGAATCCGGCTTGACACCCGCCGAAACGCCGACTTCCTCAACACCTACCTGGGGTGGGAGTGCTGGGAGACTCCGAACCGGTATATTCAGGTGACTGGGGATAAGTGGGCAACAAAATACCACGGGGAACTGCTGCTACAGCAAACCTACTACCCTATCGGTGGGGTGCTTACCCTGTATCACTGGGGCTTTACCCACGATCTTTACTGTGCCTGGGGGCCGACCGACGACGCGCTAACGCCCCCCCCGCCGCCTCCGCCGCCTCCGCCGCCGCCGCCGAAACCGACCACGTGGGCCACCACTACCACTACGTGGGCCACCACTACCGGTACTTGGAAAGGATAGGATATTTCATGGCCACAGCCGACCAGCGCAACGTCCACTATCTCAACGCCGATGGAAGCGACACAATCAGTCAATTTCCTTCCGTACAGCGCAATAATGCCACTAGGCTATCTGAGGCAATTACTACAAGTACCGAAACAGTCGCGCTGAATACGTCCTTCCGCAACGCCTCCGGCCTGATTCAACGGATAGGAAAGCTGCGGATTCTAAGCCTTGAGTTTCGTACTACCAGTGACGCTGTGGCTGCTACACGGCTTCTAGCTGGCACCCTTGCCGCTAGTGACCGGCCAACAAAAACTATCTATGCCGCTCTAGCCGGTGCTAACGATTTGAACGATGCTGTAGGCGTGAGAGCAAGGCTAGGCACTGACGGCACGGTTACTTGTCCGGTGCCTACGATCATGCAGTCAGGCGCCTACTATGGGGGGCAAATCGTCTGGGTTGTGGCCTAGGTCACTTCTGTATTTATAAAAAATATTAATCGTGATACTGGTGTCGAATTAGGCTACGTCTTCAGCTGCATCATCTTCCATATGTGACTCTCCGGTTTCGAGCCAGTGTAGGTCAACTCCGGTAGCGTATGCGATAAGCATTAGTGATACCTTACGTGGGTTTGCCTTGCCTACCTCGATATTTGCTATCGTCCCACGGCTTAGCCCTGTCATTTCTGCGAGTTCTATTTGCTGTAGCTCTGCGACCTCACGCGCTAACTTGACGCGGTGCCGTAGCTGAAATCTTGGTATCAAACCGCTGGTTTCTATACTATTTAGCATGTGTAAAATACTACTCTCTAGTTAGAGTGTCTGCAATTATTTTTAGAGAAACTTAATTAATCGCACAAAATGCTTGATTTGCACGGTGGGTTTGTGTATATTTCTACCCATGAGTGAATCCCGATGGCGGCTATCGAAAGAACATGGGCTAGTCATTGACGGTGTAATGGTTTGTACGCCGCTTATGGTTTGCGCCGACGGTATTATTGTTGAAAACAACCCGTCCGGTTCTTCGTATCTACGTTTGACCATCTGCATGGATGAACCCATTGCCGTAGCATCGGATATTCCATTCAACATTGGTGCGCTGCAACCTGGGATGGATAAAGAGTCATTGGCTGACCTTGAGCTCCGTAGGGCTCAAGGTCTTTAGGCATTTTTGAGGAGGAAATATGGACGAGTACACAGACGAAGAATTAGCCACCATGGCCAAGGAAGCATGGGACGAGGCGTTTTCCAAGATGCCCCCGGTGCCGTACTTCGAGGCTTGCTTGGACGCTATCGAGTCCGCCGCCGAGGTAGAGAACTACCCGAACGAGCAAGTCGAAACCCTGTACTACGAATTGGCTTTTGCTGTTCGGAAAACAGCCCTCGAAGGGCACGGGATCGACTACCTAGACAACGAGCTACGGGAAATGATGGAGCGGAAGGCCTCAAAGGAAGGGTGGTTTTTCCTGAACGATCACCTCAAAGATGCTCAGGCTGATGCGTTGCGTCTGGAGCAGGAACGCATGCCGCTAGGGGAAGAAAATGCCGATGACGAGAACTAACACGGGCGCCTGGGAATTTAGGCCGGCGCGCGCTGATAGCGGTATCTACTGTGATGTTTGCGGCCGGGTGTTCGCTAGGCCGGCGCCGCCGCCGAACCAGGCCGGCAAACGGGTTTGTCGGGATTGCCGACAGGCTGCAAGGGAAAAAAAGACAGGGATGCTGTTCTAATTGTTTGTTGGGTTTAGGTGCCCCCGCCGCTTCTAGCCGGCGGCGGGGGTATCAGGCCCCGTAAACTGCTGCGGAACGCCTTATAACTAAATATTTTGTCCTTTGTTCATCATACCTCCGTCCTGCTTTCTTGTACGTGTACAGGACACAACAGAAAAACAAAACAACACGTAACCAGGATAATGTGCTTCTTACCGTAAGCACCCGGTGCACCTGGTCCCGGGTGACCACAGCTGACCTGGCCCGTCAGCTGGTGGTGTGACCTATGGAAGCCGTTCCGCAAGGAGGCGGAACGGCTACTTGGCATGGGGTGGCAATGGAAGCGGTCAAAAATGGGATTTTCGCCAATGGGGAGGCCATCTAGCCGGGAACCCCTTGGGGGTTCTCCCTAAGGCTACTGCCCTAACCCCCTACTACCTAGCCTTTACCTTCTATCTATCTTGGCCTACTGGAACCACCAACCCCTACCCCCTAGGACCTCTCCCTATGCACCCACCTCAACCACTCACCTGTACCACCTGTATCACCTGTACTACCCCGGGGGCGAAATGCCTAAAGAAGTTTGTTGGTCAAAAGCGAAATGCATTGCGGCGCCTCATCTGTGGGATTTGGACCACTCCGAAGCTTGGCGGGATCACCCATTGGCAAAAAAGCCTCGCTCTGTTAGAGCACACGCTTTATGTGCCGATTGTCCCCTTATTCGGGATTGTGCCGTCTACGCGCTCACTGCCACTCCCCGAATGGCCGGTGTGGTAATGGCTGGGGTTGATATTCCAATCGCTGGTGGCGCCAAGGCCAATGCCGCCCGAAAACGCCTAAGGGAGATAGCCTATGGCTAGAAGCTCAAAATGGCGCAGAAAACGCCGCAACCGACACCGACGGGGGCGATACGCAACAATGGTCAGCAACAGGAAGAAAAGGAAAAGTAATGAATCAACATAAGGTAAAGCCAACGCCCCAAATCATAGTGTCTGCGTTGTTTAATAGCGTCTATAACGCTGAGGACGAGGAACAGATGAACGCCGCAACCAGCGCTATGGTTGCGGCGATAAAGACGCTTGCGGACTACGATATCGACGCCGCCGAGTTGTTCATCAGGAAATTATATCGAACCATGATGAAGCATGAATATACCCGGTTCGGGATCGAGCGGACCAGTGAGGAGTTTGTAAAGCTAGGGTTGGAAGTACCTAAAGAATAGGATAATGATATGAGTAAGAGGCGATTCAAGGTATTCAAACGCCAACTGCCCGAGGATTGGATGGTGGTCACTCGCTGGAATGATTGGCCTATCAGGTACGATCGTTTCGGTTCCTTCCGTGCCGCTCACGCCTACATTCACGAACGTCTGTACGAGGAAAGGGAGACCACCGGACCGCGTGAGCTGCTAGCCGGTGGAATTGGAAAACGCTATGGATAAAGTGAGATATAAGGTGAAGAAGGTCAAGGACGGTCTGTGGGAGGTCTCATGGAGAAGGGGAATCTGTATAAGGTTGGTTTCCTTTCGCACCTTCGCCGCCGCCCAAGCCTACGTGCGTGAGCGCCTGTATGGCACCCAGGATGACTACGGCTATGCCTGCTGATGGTAGGCCAGCCTGGGCCGGTCGGTATGCTACTGAGCGCACCGCCGCTTGCCTAGCTGAGTTCGGCACGAGGTGCCACCTATGTGGCGCCTATGGTGCCACCACTGCCGACCACTTGATCCCGAGGGCGGCCGGTGGCAGTGATGACCTTGATAACCTCAGGCCGGCTCACCAGGCGTGCAACTCATCGCGCCAAGATATGCCGCTGGCTGACTGGTTCCGATTGCACCCGCTTATAAGTCGGGACGGTGATGCGGCGCCGAGCCGGCGATGGTTTTTAGAACCGGCCGACCCCTAGGCCTGTCTCTTCTACACCTCTGACGCAGCCGACGAAGGCTTAGGTGGAGATCTCGGTGGTCGCC